GTTGGTGTGTATGTATTAATATCCTCCTGATCAGAGAATCTTATAAACATGTCATCCTGTGTTGATGTATCACCAATTGTTGTTTCTGTTCCAAAGAATACCAAGTGACGATCCGGTGTAGATACCAACATGTGTCTTGATGCAGTCGGTGCACCAGATATAATACTTGCTCTGATATTTTCTGCACCTGCTGCTGCAGAGTTCCATTCAAACACAGCGCTGTCGTGTATAAGACAGATTGCTTTGTCACCAAAATTATCTAGTGACCACATACCTGGTTCTAATACCAAATCTCCTGATGCTGCCTCTCCCCAGGCTACAAAGTTTGTTGTGCTGGTAACCGCATCTCCTGCACCATGTGATGCAGCAGTTGTACCTCTGACTTCTCTTATAACACCCGTCAATTCATTTGATGTGCTGATGCCTGTGTAGGATATCTCCTCTGTTCCCACCTTTATAAAATTTGTACCTGAATCTGGAAACTGTGATACGTCTGCTAATATTATACCAGTTGTTGTTGAAGAGTTTATTGCAGCAGATAAAGTTGTTGTTGGTTCGCCTGCAACTTCACCACCAAAAGTTCCAAGAGACCAACCAAAACCTTTTGCCTGTACTGCAGGTCCTACAGGATAATAATGTTGTACTCTGATGCCACCTGATGTTGTTGCACCAGATCCTGATTCTGCTGATGGCATTGTAATCGTAATAGTTGTGGCGTTAGGAACAGTAGTTACCATAAATTTTTTATCATTAAAATCAGATGCTGCAAAATTAGAATTAGTGATTGTAGAAAAATTATCTAATAAAACTATGTCCTGTGCGGATATACCATGATCTCCACTAAAAGTTATTGTAACAGATGTTGATCCGTTGGTCGTGGTGAATGCACTTGTAAGCGTTGTCGTAGATTTAATAGGGTGTATGTCATAATATACTCCACCAGAGAATGCGTATAAAATCCTGTTTGTGCCAATGATAGCATACTTTCTAGCTTTACTATTTACAAAATGATGAAGGCCTCTACCTGCACCAGTTAAAGCATCATCACCTAATTGTTTCCAACCACCTATTTTTTCAGGTGTGCCATATCTAAACCTAACATTATCACAATCAATCCACTGTGATTCTGCTCCAGTTGGCGTTACTTGTTTATTGATTCCAGGTGCAAAACCTATCTTTTGTAGCATATAACCTCATTATATATTAAAAGGCCCAGCTTACAAAAGAGTATCGTGTGCCTTTTGTTGTCTCTCTAACCTCATGCGGATACATAAAATTAGATGGAAACAATAGTATATCACCTGTTTTTAACTTAATTTCCTCTCCTCTGCAATAGAATTCAGAGCCCTCATAGTCCTCGTTTAGGTTGGCTACAATCGATACCAGAGGCACTCCTTTCATCTGACCATCAAATATACTGTGTATATGATCGTAATGTTCTCTCATCATCGTGCCCACCTGATATCTGTTAAAACGTATGGGACTAAACTTACTGAGCCATGGTCCCTGAGTCTTCTCTCCTGGTGTGCTGTTTTTTTTCTGATATTTATCTAATGCCTCCACAAGATACGGCGTTATCTTTGCCTGTTGCTCTTTAGTGCAAGGCATGACATCTAATTCTTTTGTGGGTTCAGATTGTGTTGTGCCTGCAGCATAATTATTCCATTTATGTTTCTCCCATATCTTTGTGTTACACTCATCTATCAGTGCCTCACAAAGCTCTTTTGGTATGGCGTTTACCACCATTATATAGTCTTTAATTGTGCTCATTCATTAACCTCCTTATATCTAAATGAGTTAGTGCTTGTTCTGATCCAATAGCGTCAATACAAAACGTATTGAATGATACACTTATTCTATCTTCCTCACCTTGATTAATTGGTACGCTATGTTTCAATGAAGATGGAAATAATATTAATTCACCTGATTTACAAGGTAGCATAAAAGTTTCTGAATTTATATGATTATATTTTTCAGGATCTAGTTTCATACCATCCTGTCTTTCTTTAGAAAAAGATATAGGTGGTAATTTTTCATTTATCTGAAAATACATCACACCAGATATAATACTATTCGGATGCACATGTTCATGATGTTTGGATCCTTTGGGATTTCTATTGGCCCAACATTGTGTAATGACTAATCTCTGTTTTGTGTTTAAAACATTTGTTGTAAATCTATCCACAGATTCTTTTAAAAAATTTTTTATATCCTTAAACTCCTCGTTACGTAATAGATAAGAATCATCAGATCTAAAATTACCATTAGCCTCTTGTTTACGATAACTAATATTTTTTAGATAAGCTAACTCTTTATCAATCGGTTGTTCATACGGCACGATTAACAAAGGTGTTGGAAACAATTGCAATAATTCTTCTTTCATTTTGTAGGATACTACACTATTTTATTATGCTTGTAAACCACCATGTGAATCAGAAGCAGCTCCTGCTCCAATTGTAGCAGCAGTTAAATCACCAAAATCTAAAGCGTTTCCTGTTGAAGCAATAGTAACATAATCTATAATATTAGAAGCACTAGGATCTTGTCCACCCTGCCATACCCCACGAGTTGAATTTGAAGTTGAACCAGCTTTAGCTCTAGCATCTGTTAGATCTCCAAAATCTGTCGCATTACCAGTTGAAGCTATAGTAATATAATCTAGTACATTGGATACACTTGGAGCCATACCTCCTCCAAAAACTGCTCTTAATTCTGAAGAACATCCTTTTAAAATATATCTTGCTACAGTTAAATCACCAAAATCAGTTGCATTACCTGTTGAAGCAATGGTTATATAATCCATTACATTAGAGTCACCTGGTTCATTACCTCCAGCAAATACTCCTCTTGTTGAACTTCCTGCTGCTCCAATATTATCTCTTGCTTGTGATAAATTTCCAAAATCTGTAGCATCACCAATAGTTGCTATTGTGACATAACCTATAGTGTCAGTTATTCCAGGAGAAACATAACCTCCTCCAAAAACTGCTCTTGTTGTGCTAGACATTCCATCGCCACCTCTACCTGAAACTGTTAAATTTCCAAAGTCAGCTGCATTACCTAAAGATTGCATTTCTATATATTCAATTATGTTTGAATCACTTGGCGTTCTTCCCATACCAAATAATGCTCTTGTAAGACTTGAATTACCAATTGTATCTCTCATGTCTTGAGTTAAATTTCCAAAATCTGAAGCGTTACCTAAAGTTGAAATTTTTATTGTATCAATTGTTTTAACAAGACTTGGAGTTTCACCACCAGCAAATAAAGCTCTTCCTGATCCAGGCATGTAGGTTACTGATGGACGTTGCAACACTCCCGAATCTAATCCACCATGGCCATTACTACAAGCATTAAGACTGTTTTTAGCCTCGGTCAGATCACCAAAATCTGTTCCATCACCATTAGTTGCTATTGTTACAAATTCTATTGTGTTTAAATAAGATGGTGTATTACCACCGCAACGAACCGCTCTTGTTTTATTTGACGTTGAACTTGCAACAGCGACAGCAGTTGTCATATCACCAAAGTCTGTTGCGTTTCCTGTTGAGGCGATTTGAACAACATCTACACTTTTTATTCTAGTGGTTGTAAAACTATTAAAAAAAAGACCTCTAGTGGTTGAACCTGATCCATTTAGATGTCTATTTGATACAGTTAAATCACCAAAGTCTGTCGCATTACCAGTTGTCGCTGTTGTAAAAAAATCAATAGCGTTTGTGTTAGCTCCATTTGATTTTTCTCCTCCTGCAAATAAAGTTCTTGTAGGACTAGATAAAGCACCTCCTCTATCAGTTCCGTTTGAAAGGTTTCCAAAATCTCCTTGAAATCCATTACCTGCTGTTGTTATAAACTCAACTGTATTTGAAAATGCAGGTGCCCCATTGCCCATAAACATGGAACGAGTGCTGTCTCCTGCTGCTCCACTAGTTCTAGGAGTTATTCCTAGCGATATAAAACTTGCACCGTTTCCTTGTGTTGCAAAACTTACTTGTTCAGAAGATCCTCCTCTTGCCAAAAAAGCACGAGTAGGAGAAGCTCCGGCTTGAGCCTCAGCAACAGTTGTTGTTAAATCACCAAAATCTGTGGCATTACCTGTTACGGCTATATTAAAAGTTTCAATTTTGTTTGTACTACTTCCACCATTGTATCCTCCAAGTACTAAAGCTTTACTACCATTACCAGCGTCCCACTGATTACCTCTTTGTTTTTTATAAGCTTCTCGTATATTCCAAACTTTTCCTGAATTAGACATTATGCAATACCTCCGTGATTAGGTGAAACGCTTCCACCCTCTTGAAAAACAGCGGTTAAATCTCCAAAGTCTGCAGCATCGCCTGTAGAAGCGATTACAAAATCTTCAATTGTTGCTATATAACTTGGAGTATTACCACCCATTTTAAAACAAGATATCTTATTAGAAGCTCCCATAGATGTTCTTGTTGCTACAGCGAGATCACCAAAATCTGTTGTATTACCTGTTGAAGCAATAGTGACGTATTGAATAGTGTTTAATTTAATACTTCCATTATTTCCACCCATCCATACTCCTCTAGTATTAGAAGATGCAGCACTACAATTATCTAAAGCTTCATTCATGTTTCCAAAATCTGTTGCGTTACCTGTTGATGCAATTGTTATGTAATCCATTATATCAGAATAAACAGTTGAACCTGTATAAACAGCTGCCCCACCTGATATTGCTCTAGTAGTGGAACCGCATCCTGCATTACCATATCTAATACTTTGAAGATCACCAAAATTTGTTGCGTTACCTGTTGACGCTATTGTGACATATTCAATATCATTACCTGCAAATGGATTACCAGTACCTGTAAAACCACCCATTTTTCCACCTCTTGTATCATTAGAAAAACCAGCACCACCTGTATCATCCACATTTTCATTTCCAAAATCAACAGCATTACCTGTAGTTGCCATTGTTATAAAATCTATGATATCAGTATATACTGCAGGACCAGAATCATCTCCACCATAAAATAAACCTCTGGTGCTACTACTAACACAACCAACAGCCATAGACATTCTTCCTACTGATAAGTCTCCGTAATCTGCAGCATTACCTTTTGATCTTGCTTGAAACATTTGAATTGTATTTGAATAGTTACTTGGATCAGAATATCCACCACCTAAAATAATTCTATCATTAGAGTTTGATATAGAAAAATTTTGAGGGGTATTTACTTCACCACCCATGCCACTATGTTGTGTACAATAGTAATATAAAACATGAGGTGTATCGCTTGTAACTTCTATCTCCGTATAAGCTCCTGCATTTCCCGGTGTTCCTGCCACGGTCACGCCGGTAGAATAAGCGCTGCCTCCAGCGTGGCTTCCGTTATCAGTCTCTGAAAAACGAAAAGGGTGTCCCGAGTTTGAGCTATCAGCCTGATCGAATCTAAAAGTGCCACCAGGAGATAAGATAACATACTGTTGTTGATTACCATCGATAACATATTTGTTACCCGAACCGGTGCTTACCACCGTGACCTTATAAGTGAATGAAGTTGCTCTAGCCACCGATTAGTCCTCCTTGACCATTTCCTACACTTGCACCTGTTTGTTTTGCTGTTATTGTATCTCCAAAATCTACTGCATTACCAGTGGATGAAATTGTAATATATTGCATTACATTAATTAAACTAGGAGTTGCTCCATTTGCATAAACACCTCTTGTTGTGTTGGACATGTTACCTCTACATTGTGCTTGAGTCCCATCAAGCAGATCTCCAAAATCTGTAGCATTACCTGTTGTTGCGATTGTAATATAATCCATAACATTTGACAATGCAGATGGATCTTCACCACCAGACCATACTCCTCTAGTATCAGAACCAACAGCAGCTACTTCATTTCTAGTAACTGATAAGTCACCAAAATCTGTAGCGTTACCTGTTGTTGATATTGTAATATAATCTAAAACATTAGTATAAGGACTTGGTTGTGATCCACCACCTCTTACCGCTCTTGTATTAGATGCCGTTGCTCCACCTTGTGAAACTGCAATAGTTGTATCACCAAAATCTGCTGCATTTCCTAAAGTTGAAATTGTAACATAATCTATAATATTTAATCTTGTTGGTGTTGCACCTGCCATAAATACACCTCTGGTATTATTGTTAGCACCTGAAGTAAATCTTCCTGAAGTTAAATCACCAAAATCTGCAGCATTACCTTTTGTAGAAAACTCTACGTAATCAATTACGGCAGAAGCTGTGACCACTGGTGATGCATTACCACCACCAAATATTGCTCTAGTTTTACCGCCTATACCACCTAAACCTTGTCTAGCTTGAGTTAAATCTCCAAAATCATTTTCATTTCCTGTAGAGGATATTGTAATAAAACCCATTTCATTTAATGTTCCAGGACTTTGTCCTCCTGCTATAATACCTCTATCTCCACCAGCTTCATTAAAAGGCAATGGTCTTGTTCCTTGATACCCGTCGTTTAATCCGCCGTGTGAGTTTGATGCTCCTCTACATCTAAAATTATTTGTTAGTGCATCTCCAAAATCTGTTGCTGTTCCACCAGTGTTTATTGTAAAAATATCTATCGTATTAACTACCCCAGCAGGGTTATTGAATCCCGCATAGTTAACTGATTTAACAGAATTATTTGCAGAATCAGATTGTCTACTTATTGTAAGATCACCATAATCCGTTGCGTTTCCTTGAGATGCTATTGTAACAAACTCTAAAGTTGTAAAACTTGTTGAACTTGGTGTAGGGGTATTACCACCTACACAAACGTATCTTGTAGAAGAAGAAGCACCACCTGCATTCATAGTTATTTTAGTTAAATCTCCAAAATCTGTAGCGTTACCTGTCGTAGATAATTCTATAAAATCTATTGTGTTTACCGTTGAACCTGTATCTCCACCTCCAAAAATAGCTCTAGTAGGTGAAGCAGCAGATGCAATCGCTCTTCTAGCTTGTGTTAGATCACCAAAATCAGTTGCATTACCTGTGGAGGTCATGGTTACGTAATCAATTATATTTTTGTAATCAGGAGATTCTAGGTTGGCAAATCCTCCAGGAAAAACACCTCTAGTAGAATTGGAAGCACCACTTAATCTTTCTCTTACATTTGTTAAATCTCCAAAGTCAGCTGTATTACCCTCTGTTGCAAATGTAACATATTGTATTGGATTAACAGCTACAGGAGTTGATGATGGAGTAACACCACCTGCAAATATGGCTCTTGTAAAAGAACCAACAGCACCCCCATTACCAATGGGTCCAGTTACACTTAAATCTCCAAACACAGTAGCATCTCCTGGCGAAGAAATATTTACTTTTGCAATAGTAGATACGTACGCAGGTGAAAACCCACCAAAAAATAAACCTGTTGAATTTGCATTCGGCCAATACCCACCCATTACCGCGTCATAGACTTCACGCAGATTCCAAACGCCTGAAGCGTTATCAAGTTGCGGGTAGTTAGCCATTTACTAACCTATCTTTTTAGACCAGATATGTGTGGCTGCTCTTGTTTGAT